GCTCACTATCTTTTAATCCTTACGCAATCTCAACCTTATTGGTAGGGGAATATACCCCAACCTCAATTGAGAGGCAGTAAGGAGTGCGTCAGAAGGATTAGCCCCCCTCCCGGGGGTCCTAGCTGTTGCTAATAGCTAAGAAGGATAGGTCATACCCCCATCTTAACCAAACACCCCAGGAACTTGGTTCCACGAACATCCCCCACCTCCCCTCACCAGAAGAGGGCCAGTGACACCAGGATCACTCCTGATGTATGGACATCATAGCCTTACCTATCACAGGGCTGTGAAAGAGCTAGTGGGAAAGACGTAACGGTAACACGCATACATAGGCACTGTAACTTATCAGCAATCTGGTAAGCCATTACCTCACCAACAACTGGTGACAGTGGATACAGTGTAGACTATGCAGCGCGGCCGTCCTAATCTAACTCTAACTCCTTTGGATAAGGAGCAGATGTAGGGCGTATCCGTGGGATACCTTCCGGTATCCCAAGTCCAAAAGTGTTCGATCCTCGTACTCGAATATTCTTCCAAAGGCGGTAGAGGTCCGAGAAGCGAGGTTCCAATTCTTTCTCGCGAGCTTTCATAAGCTCTGCGATAGGAAGAGGAATTCTCGCCACCGAATTCTCTAACATACGTATCGCTTGATACATAACGGCAGAAATCTGCCGCGCCTGAAGAGAAATACCGAGACGATGGAAATGGGTTATAGTATCACGGACTACACCAATCCGTCTTTCTAAGGTAACCAACTCATTGTTGGTACTGGTCTGAATAGCTCGGATGACAGGGTCCACAGAAGACGTATACTCAGAAAAGAATACGTCCTTGTGTCGCCGATCTAGAACCTCTTCACATTGGTTGGTTAGCTCTACGAGCGAATCCATCCAAGGAGAGACCCAGGTCGACGCCTCGTCCCCCCAGACTTGGGGAAGTTGAGGTCCTCGGCATCCTACCCACTCAAGCCAGTTTGCCTTAGAGAAGGCGGTCTTGGAATCCGGGTGGGAAATGATGACCATTAACGCGGCCAGGCGCCTAGGAAGGGTTTCCCAGGTTGATCCTAACCGTGCCATGTTCTTCATTCCCACACCGAATGCGGCCATTGCTTGAGATAGCGGGGGTGTCCATCCCAGGTTTAACCACTGGCACATTGCGACACATGCACTCAACGATTGTTGAGACATGAGCCACAAGTTCCAGGGTAAGCCTGAGACGTCCACACCTGAGCGGTAAAATCTTTTCGCAAATTCACCTGATTTGTTCGAACTAATCAGAGACTTTGCTAATCCGATCTCAACGCCCAGGAGCTCCATCACCCTCAAGTAGTGTTTCGCGACATCATCGTTCCCAATGATGATATCGTCACCAAGGACCGCGTAATCCTTGAACCAACCATCTACACCTGCTCTAAAAGCAGCAAACTGCACTATCGCATGATGCGTAAGAGCTAACATTGCCCAAGACGAGTAAGCCCCCATGGGCTGGCCGACCGCGTACCTGTAGCGCGATGATACACCGTAAAGATGTATCGGATCGTCAGGACGATCCCGAACCGATGGTAGAAGCGCGTATTC